TTCCATCGTCCTACACTATGATAGGATTGTGCGAGGTAGAACATATATCGAACATTAGTTGGTTCATCAATGAGTCCTTGTTCAAGTAAAGCAATGTCTCGTGTGAACTTATCTGACTTGCATCCTCCATCATTGAAATCATCAATTCTACATACATTTTTAGGAAGATGTGAAGAGACTCCATCCCAGTATTCATGTGTAACACCCTTGCAAGTCCAAGGATAGTCCATTCGGACGAGGCGTGTATTTGGATACTCTAACATTCCTGCACATTGAACAATTGTGTATCCAATCTCAGTCAGAGGATGTATCTTCAATGATCCAGGTACAAACATCATATCCGCATCCAATAAAAGTCCATAGGTATCTTTCAAATCCCATCCAGTTGTTTTTAAGTATGTATGTGCTTTAGTGAAACTCTCAGAACGATTGTATCCAAAATTCTGCCAAGGAACATGTGTTAAGCATCCATCATGTGTCTTAAGAAATTCAGTAACAATCTCACAGGTTTTGTCTGTAGATCCTGTATCACAGACGCAAAAGGCATCCACAAATCCTTCAACCGATTCCATACATCGCTTGATAATTCGTTCTTCATTGCGAACCATTAAAATCAACACAAACTTTGGCATGTCTGCGTCCGTATTGTCATTCCTCTAATCACTCTGTCTAAGTAAATGAGCACTGATTTTGTCAAACAATCCCTTCGCGAAAATCTAAGTCGCGTACTGATCCCTCACATTGCAGACGGTCTTTGGAGCATCTATGATAATGCAAAGACTGCCTGTATTCGTTCTAAGCAACCCAGTGAAACACTCAAGACGTTTCAAAACTTGTTGACTCGTGTTCCTCAATGGTCCGATGAAACCTTGGAAACTGAAGTGTCACGTATTGAGAAGGCGTCTAAGTGCGAGTACATGAATGACTTATTGCTAGGTGTATTTGTCAGTTATATTCGTGCGTTTGCTTCCCTTCAGCAATCCGATGAAGTCCATGTGAACATTGAATTTGATCGCCCATCTCTCCCCAAGTTTGTGTTTGCACTCTACAAGTCTGCTGCGCGCAAATCTTGGAGCAATGCGTATTTATTCAAGACCATTGATGTTACATCTGAACAACAGTCGCGTAACCGTCGTGATATTGAAGTAATGCTTGGAGCATGTCTTGATGAAGTCATTGACAGTTTCATTCCATGGAAGGATATTAGCAAGGCGTATTTCCAAGCAAGAACAGCAGTTGAACCACCAAAACCTCAGGTTCAAACACCTGCTCCAGTAGAAGCACCAAAACCCAATCTCACATTTGGAGAGTCACAAACCGTTGAGTTTGAGACAGATGATGAAGAGGAAGAGGAGCGTCCTAGGGTTACGTTGGGTGAAGAGATTCAACTAGATTTGTTTGCAGATGAAAAGGAATCCGATGAACCTGAACTCAAGCCCTCTGGAACCATGGAACTCAACATTTAATGCGTATAATGCCTCCAAACGAATCCACATTCAAAAATCAAATGACTGACTACCAAACCCTTGGAATGATTGTAGGTGCCGTGATGATAGTCGCTGCGTTGCTGTATGTGTTGGATCGCCGTGCGAAAACTCAACCTGTAGATTACACGGATTTAGGTAAGATTGTCGCAGGATCAGGTGTTCTTACAGGTGGTGTTTTATATTCTCTTGGAACGGATACGATTGTAGAAGCAGCAGAAACGGTTACCAGTGCTGCTCAAGAGATGTTTGTAGGCAAACCTGAGTTTTAAGCATCAATGATTAATGCATCTCCTAACTGTGCTGCAGACGGTGTAGCACGATACTGAGTCATGCGTCCAATTTCCTTTTTAGGTACTGCTGAATCTCCACAATATCTCACAATTGCTTTATATAAATCAAATCCATGATACCTATCATGATTATCCATCTTACTACGAAACATCACTGAAGTTCCATCACTCTGTTTCATCCATTGAAGGAAGATTTCAAACAACGGATGAGATGTCTCATGCTTCGGTCCTTTGGGAAACATATCCCAGAAGACTGACGTAGCAAACCGAACTAGATCAAATGACGATGAAGCACTAATATAGGGACGTTCTGCATTGTGAAAGGGTCCCATGTTATACTGTCCACCTGCCTCTTCATCTTCTTGAAACTGACTGCTCATGAACAACTTAGGTTCCTTCATTCCTGTCAAACGCAAAGAGACAATTGCACGATCAAAGTCAATGATTTTAATCAGGTATCCAAACGTTGGAACCTTGTAGACTTGTCCACCGTGTTTATAGAAGAGAAACTCATCCGTTGTTGAAACATACATCACGTTGTTCCCATGCAAATCATTATGCGTGAATCCGTAATTCCTCTGTGCAAACGCTAATGCAAATACAATCTGTGAAACCCATGCAACATGTTTCTCTTGTTCGGGGTGATTTTTAATCAAATCGTAAAAGGTTCCTTCACAGACTTCCATCACAGTTGTCATCACAGGCACATCTTTGAATGTAGCCCATGCAAATGGTTCAGGGTCTTCATCGTCCTGCTCTTCATCTTCAAATAGATCTGAACATCCACAGGATTCAATATCGTAGACATCTTCATCGTCATCATCATCGTCTTCCATTTCAGGAGATTCAGAAGAAGCCAAATCATATGCTTCAACTTCTCGTTCAGATTCTGGGTCGCTAATATGATCTGCAGATACATCTTCAATACCGTCTAACTCAATTTCATCCCCCATTGCAAGAGATGTTCGTGCTCGACGAGTATGACTGAATTCTGCATCATGACCTGCTGTTCGTAATTTCAATTCAAATGTATGTCCAATCTTATCTGCAAACCAACCCTTTTCAGTTAAATCTTCATAGTCATCTGAAATATCAATGGTATGTGATTCTGCGAGACCTGCAAAGACTCCATAGACTTTAGGAAAATGCTGGCAACCCGATTCAGATAATGCTAAGGATGTCATGGCTCCAACATACGCTGCGGTATGAGCACTCTGCATTCGTTCTTGTAAGTCATTTGCTACGTCGGTTCGTTTAGGAACACCAAACGATCCGTAATCTCCTCGCATCGTCTTGAAAGGTGATAAAATCATGGTCGTCTTGCGATGAACTGGAATCGTCTGTCCACGAACCCGAATATGAGTAGCGTCCACAATGGATTCAATCGGGTTGTTCAACTTAACTCCATATTCATGAAGTCCTGGCAATGTTTCAGTCTTGAACAACTTCTCAAGACACGGAAAAAAGGGTTGTAAACTCTTCATAGACCAATGTGTTCCATCCAGTTTGGAAATTCTATGAAGTTTTAAAGAGACTGGTGTGGTTCGTAGTTCCTTTCCCATTATGAAATTTCTCGGTGATGAATGTTAAAAAATAAACGACAGGAAGAACAAGATGAATTTCCAACTCAAAAAGTTCAACATGGACATGATCAAGGAACGTTGTGAAATGGATTCACGAAAAAGTCCTATGATCGTTATTATTGGCAAGAAGGACACCGGTAAGTCCTTCTTAGCGCGTGATTTGTTGTTCAACGTTCAAAACTGTTTTCCAGCAGGATTAGTGATTTCACCCACTGAAGCAGTGAACGAGTACTTTCAGGCATTTGTTCCCTCCAAATTGATTCATGATAAGTATGAACCTGGAAAAGTTCAGAATTTTATTAAGCGTCAGTTTGCAGCAAAACAGAGGTTTTTGAAATCCAAAGCAAGTGGTCAGGTGTTTGACCCTCGTGCGTTCATGATTTTAGATGATTGTTTATATGCTGCCAAAGAGTGGATTAATGAAGAATCTACACGTTTCGTGTTTATGAACGGTCGTCACTTAGATATGATGACCATTATCACTATGCAGTATCCTTTAGGTATTACACCTAACTTGAGAACCAATGTAGATTTTGTATTCATTCTTCGTGAGAATATCCTAGGGAATCGTCGTAGAATTTACGAGAATTACGCAGGTATGTTTCCAACATTTGAAATGTTCTGTGATTTCATGGATCAGTGTACAGAGAACTATGAAGGGTTAGTCATTTGCAACAACGTTAGTTCCAACAAGTTAGAAGATCAGGTGTTTTGGTATAAGGCGTCCGAACACCCTCCATTCAAATTATGCGACCAATCTTTGTGGGCAGATAACAGACCTTTTCAGTCTGCTATGCTTGCAGCAGATGATTATAACGCTTCTTCACTGCGTAAAAAGAACGCACCACCTTCCGTGTGGGTTCGAAAAGAAGGGGGAGGTCGTGAATAAAATAGTTGAATTAAACAATGCCTAAGGCCGTAATTCTTTTCAGTTTTAAAAGGGATGATCCATCTCCTTTGCTTAAAAATTTGTCAGACCTCACCTTCAACCGAAAAGATGGTCGTCGTACCATTTTTTCGAAGGAGTTTTCGGTCAATGAAGTTGAACTAGAGTTAGATCAACTAAAGGCAGTTAAGGATTCAATTACAAAAAATGCTACAATCCGAATTGCATCTCCTTCTCGTGTTTGGAAAGAAGCGTTCAAAGCAGCAGGTTTGGACTCTGACGAAGCTGTAGCTCTTGCAGGATTAGCAATGGCTGAACCTGGAACTACGAGTTCTGTAAATCTTCTAGACTTTGGAGATTCATCAATGGCAGAGGCACCGGCTGTTCCTGCAGCTGCGCAACCGGTTGCAGCTGAACTCAAACAAGAAGAATCACAATCTCAAGGAATTGTGGATGATGACTTTGATGTAGATGCACTTGTTGCAGGTCTTGTTAATACCAAGATTGGCGGACGTCGCCGTCGCAAGACCCGTCGTGGTGGTAAGAAATCACGATCTAAGAGTCGTCGCCATTAATCTCGCAAGGCACCTTCGCTAGGGTGAATTGGTTTAGAAGCATCTGCTAGACCATCCTCTAGTGTCTTCTTCTCTTTAGCAGCCTCCAATGCGTTCTGCTTCTTTCGTTGTTCATTCTCCTCCTTTTGCTTACGAATGGATTCCTCACGTTGCTCAGCAAAGAACATCTCCTTATTGGATTCGTTCTCCTTATACTTTCTCATCAACTCATTCAACTCCTTCTCAGCATACTCAACTTCAGGCATCAAATGTTCCGATGGATCCCAAGGCAACCAAGCACCTACCTTACCGATATACAAGTTGTCCTTTGGATAACGACGCTGAAGTACCTTTGCAAACATCTGAGTCTCCTCAACGGTTGCAAATGAACGACGAACCTTAACACCACGCATGTTGGTCCTGAACTCAACCTTGTTATCATACAACTCCTGGAGGTCCTTTTCGTTCTTTAACAAGAAGATT